AGAAGGCAAGAATCCCCCGCCAATATCTACTATAGGCAAGTCACATCCGATCTGATTCTGAAACTGCCGACACATTCGTATAGCGGACTTAAAGACTTCAGGGTCGGACGCACCGGACCCGACATGGAACGAGACACCCCCGAAGGTCAACCGATTCTGTTGAATCGCCCTATAAATCGGCCACCATTCCTTTGGTTTGGCGCCGAACTTGATGGAGAAGGGGCAGCGACTAGTGCTATCGGACACTGCCAAACGGACAATGACGGACATATTGGAACCCGCCATCTGTTCCACGCCTTCCACGGAGTCCGTGGTGGTGACACCAACGCCGAGGTCCATGGCCTCCTTCAAATCCACGGTGGCCTTCATGGTGTTGGCGTACAGGATATCGGAGGACTGGAAGCCGGCCTTCAGACAGGCCTTCATTTCGCCCGGACTGGCACAGTCCACCTTTAGCCCCGTCTTTTGGATCCACGACAGGAGGACAGGGTCATTGTTGGACTTGACCGCATAGAATGGCTTCACCATGGGCAACGCCTTGGCCCAGAGCTGGTGCTGCTTAAGAAGCGCAACGCGAGACACAAAGAGCATGGAACGTTGGAGGGCGGGCAGTATTATAGACTGGTGTAACATTTTTTTTAGGCCGGTTCTTCATTTGTCAGAGGGGGCTATCAGTCCTATCTGTTCATCTATTTGAAGGACTCCGTCCCATTCCGTGCCGGTTATTTTAAAGGGATACAGGAGGTCCAAGGGCACCATATCATCTAAGAAGAAGCGGAAGGTGAAGTGGTCGATGCTCGCAAGGGGTGCCGTATCAAATTTCGGTGGCAGTTGGATAATGGTGGTCAAGATGCTTCCTGGATTAATGTTTCCTCGGGTAGGTATTTTGCCCAACATAAGACGATAGGAGGAGGTTGTTTCATTGGAAATATTGTAGTTCTCTTTGCCGCCCACATCTAGGCGATTGAGCGGCTGTTCCAGATTCATTTGAAGAAAGATGTTATTTTGTACCGTAAGACTATTAAGGCCTTCTGTCGCATAAAAATTCAGAAGATTACATGTACTGAATCCTATTTTGTATGTGACCGTATTAATTACATAATTTGCCGGCAAGCACCCGTAGAAATTATTGAGAACCGCATTCATGATTCCACAACATGACACATCGGCCGGATATAGAGCCCGTCCTTCCAGTTCGGTGGGGGTAGAGGGAACATGAACGAGTTTACTTCCGTAGAAGGTCACGCCTCCTGTTCCCTTATTATTCAAATAGGCATTGTTGGACAATAGACTCTCAGGAAGAACCGTCTTATATTTGGCATTGACCATATTACTTGTATTTTTAAGAGAGTTGGTATGAACGGTTTGAATGTCCCGTGTGAGTCCCGTATTGGTAGAATAGTAGTTGAGGAAGGTGCTATAGAGCGATTTGAAATCGGAACATGATACGTCTACACCTGTATAGTCAGGAATAACGGAGCCACCTGCCCTGGTAAGCATACAGTTTGCGTCTATGGAAGAACCTTCATTCAAAAAATGGCAGAGGGGGGTGGTGTCTGTGGTCATGGAGATAAGGGACGTCTGTCCCAAGGCAAAGAGGTCTTCCTCCGTCATTTCACTAAAGGGTTTCGTTCTGGGTATCATGATATTGGAATTGGCAAGAGCTTCTGCGGGCAAATAGGTGTTCAGTGCCTTATTCATTCTGCCGGCCAAGTCATTCACAACAGCCGACGCATTCTGGGATCTGGTTTGGAGATTTTGGAATTGGGCTCCTGTATATCCAAGGGCCTCTATTTCTTGGCATTTATGACGAATCATGGTACCTTCAATATCTTTTTGAAGGGCCGGATGGAGGTCCGAATGTTGTACGGAGAGTTTCTGGGTGCTGTAATTAAAGGTCCAGTTGTAACTGTGCATGGGGTAATATTCAAAGGTGCCTTGACGGCGCATGGATTTCAGAATGTCCCGATTAAGATAGGTAATTTCATAATACAATTGACTGGAAAGTCCTTCAAAGACCATGACACGATCCCGAACTTCTTCGGTGGAATGGGAGCCAAAATCAAAGAACTTGTGGTCAAACATACCCACAAGGGCCCGCTTTAAAACAGGATAGAAATAGGCGACGAAGGTTTCGCGTTCATTAGGATGTACAGGGTCTTCCAATAGAACCTGGGGTATAAAGTCATCCCGTATGGTATCTCTGGATACATTTGGAAGATAGGTCCTACTGCTTACACTATAATACCACTTGCCCCCTGTATTGAAAAGGTGGTCCACTGTTTTGGTCGCCTGAAAGATTTGTCGGTGTTCGGCATAACTGATGATGTTAAAGGGGGGCGTTAGATTCATCTGTTTGTTTAATTCGGCGGCTACATGAGGCCCTGTATAGTCACCAGGACTGAGTGTGTAAGTATGAATGAGGGGGTGTGTCTGGGTGGTGGGGCTGATACGACCATATTCGGAGAAACTTCCACCAATCAGAGAACTCGTGACACCTCCTTGGCCCACTTGACCGAGACAGGCAGCACAACTTGCGTAGCTGATTCCATAATTGGAACTGACCCAGTTGGCAACATCAATAAATACATTGGACAAATCCACCGTTTGGTTCAAAAAATAGGGGAAATTAATATTCACAATTTGAATTTGGGTGATATTTTTATAGGTACGGGGTGTTTTTAAGGTAAAATATGTGGACTGGGGATAGACATTCATATCACGATTTCTGCTACTAATACTAAAAAGGGAGGTTTGTGTTGTCTTGGATGCTGGGAAATAGGTATTGAGTGTTTTATCATCCACCGTATTATTTATTGTAGGGGGTGTCCAATCAATATAGGGATATCCGTAATTTTCTGTGTGATTTCCCTTTTGATAGTACATTTGTTGTTGGGGATTTACAAGGCTGGGTCCCGCAGCCCGTATAATGGCATAGCGGGGATCATCGCTTCCTCGTGCGATTGTGTTCTCATAGGAGGATACAATGGACGATCCAGATGATCCTGATGATTCAGAACCTGATTCAGATTCATTATCGGACTGATATTCATCATATTCGTTGGTGTAGGGCCGATAATATTGTGTTCCTGACATCCTGGTTATCCCTCTAATGTTGTTAGCTTTAGATTATTAGAAGACGATGTTAGACTTGTGCGATTTATAAATCGCACAGGTCTAAAGGAAATAAACTCAGAAGAGTAACCAGAATGGGAGATCGAACGACGGATGAAAGACAACTTCCGAAACTTCCTGATAAGACGGAGCAACCGAAGGAGGAAGCGGGTCCCAATAAATTAAGTTCGAATAATTGGAATTCGTTTGTAACATCTCCCTATTCTCCTCTTACAAGTAGTGGAGGAGGTAGTGATATTAATCCTCTAATAGATAGTATTCGTGCCTTCAGTGTTCAGCAAATTCAAGTATTAGCAGATTTTAATATCGATAGTCCCTATTCCTTTTCTATTAATGGGAACCAAATAACTCCAAATAGGATTTATAGTGGAACAGCGAACGCAACTATAACAGGTGGTATAACAAATAGCTTTGTTATAACTTATATTACTGGTAATCCAGTCTTCGAAGTAGAAAATACACGGGCAATCTTTCAAAATTCTAGCTTTCCCTATACTCTAACTGTACTAGGAACAACAAAAACGTCTCTCTTGTCCGTTGGAGCCCCCCTATCGGATGTTCCATCAGGTTCTGTGGCATTAATTAATGGAAATGTGGTTGTTAATGGCACGATTACAAGTACAGGGAGCTTTGATATTAGTGGACTTCAAGTGAGCACCTTGGGTGTAAAACAGTTATTAGATGTATCGGGCCAGACCGTATTGTCTGGTCTTGTTACAGCAAGAAATGGAATCAATGTAACAGGGAATTCCTATATTCTAGGAAATCTGGGAATCAATAAGACAAATCCAGCAACAGCCCTGGATGTGTCAGGAAATATTCGTGTTTCCAATAATTTAGATGTGTCAGGAAACGCACAAATTACAGGAAATACTGCCATTCGGGGTAATTTAGATGTGAGTGGAAGTAATAGTAATATCCAATTTGTAAATATAGTGAACGCACATATTACAGATACGCTGAGTATATCGGGAGATATTGATTTATCAGGAGTATTAAATATTAATTACCCCTATACTGGAGTTCCTCGTTCGAATACAGTAATGCAAGTTAATGGTAAAACAAATATGTATAATGATCTGAATATAGATGGGGGACAATTGATTGTGAATGCCTCCCTTGCTGGAAATGTATATAGTGTTATTAAACCAACTCTCGTAGTAAATGCGAATGCCCCATCTATTATTGACGCAAAATTAGAAGTAGTTGGGCTCTCCAATTTTTTAGGCAACATTGCGATTGAGAATAATATAGACGCCTCAGGAAACGCAAGGATTTATGGAACTCTTGATTCCAGAATTCCTACATCCAGTCCAACAGTGTCTTCCGCAGCTCTAACACTCCCTCTAAATTCCTATGCGACCACGTATATAATTGATAACAGTGTATTTAATACGGTCACAGTGGATACAACAACCACTCCCTATTATCCAAATATGGTCGGGACAACCTCCTATTTTGCTGCGACAACCGCAGCAGGAGGCGTATTACTCAAGTATTATGGTCTTGGTGGAACAATCTATACTATGACCGTTCCTGTACCTGCCCCTGGACTAATTACGATGAACTGCGTTGGCTCCAATGGCTCATCAAGGAACTATTTTTCCACCTATCCCTATGCCTAATCAACTTAAACAAACCCAACCAACAAACAACAACAACAAACAAATGTCAGACCCCATTAAAGTGATTGTGCTCTACATGATTAAGAATGAATCCCGTATTATTACGCGGTCCATTCAATCCGCGCTCAAGATTGCCGATGCCATCTGTGTATCTGATACAGGATCCACAGACAACACCGTCCAGATTCTGAAGGATTTCTATCCTACTTTACCAGTCCCTGCCAAGACCTATGACCATCCCTGGACAAACTTCGGAACCAATCGCACCAAGTCCTTCAATGACGCCAAGCAGTTCTGTTATGAATTGGACTGGCATCCCGCCAGAACCTATGTCCTTGTGATTGATGCCGATATGGAACTGGTGGTAGAGCCCTCCTTTAATAAGCAAACGGACCTTGGACAGCAACAAGGCTACAGTATTATCCAGAAGGCCGGCACACTCCACTATGCCAATGCGCGGTTCCTTCGTCTAGACCATATGTGGACATGTAAGGGCGCCACCCATGAATACTGGGAC